GTCCCGGTTGAAAATAGGGAAATGTATCTTGATAGGATTAAGGTAATTAATGCAGGATATACTCCTTACAAAACAGGGCAGTTATTGTTCACCAGACCATACAGTTATTACGAAATAGTTTATAATTTTGGAGGAGAGGAAATGCGCATTCATAAATGCCACGAATCTATGGTTGTTGCATATTTAAAAAAATGACTATCTTTAATTCCAAATATTACCTGCGTATATGTTAACTCCATTTAAGAATTGTAAAGATTATTTTAGAGTAATAGGAAAAACGGAAGTTAGTAGAACCCCAGCTATAGCGACGGCAGGAGGAGTATTTAAAGCTAATAGAAATTTTAATTTGGAAAAGAGAGTACTTCAATATACCACATATAGAAATCATACAGTAGAAGTAGGTAAATATATAGAATATGAAGGTTTTTCGAGTCCCGGTTTAAGTGGTTCTTTGATTGTTGACCCTATTGAAGGAATAGTAGGAATGCATGTAGCAGGTGATGAGAAGACTGGAAATGCTATAATTTTCAATGTAGATCTTAGGAAGAAAATCAATAAGATTTTGTCCGGTGATAATTTAATAGTAGAAGTAGAAGCAGTGGACACCCTTATAGAAGATTTTAGCGGTAATAAATATGATACAAAATTATATCAAAATATACCTAGTAAAACATCCTTAGTACCCACACCATTAGTCGGAGTTTTTCCTATGACAAAATTTCCAGCAAACTTATCAGCAAAAGGAGTTAAAACAGTAGAAGTTATGGCAGAAAAATCATTTTTAAAAATACCAGTTATACCAGAACAAGAGTTGGATTTTGCGCGAAGCGTTTTCAATATTATGATACCAGAATTTAAAGATATAACGGATGAAGAAGTTGTACGAGGAAATAATATATTAGCACCACTAAATAAGAAATCGGTAAATGGATTTGGATTAGAAAAGGATAAAGAGTTCTATATAGATTTTGAAAATGGAATCATGAGAGAGAATATTAAGAAAGAAATGGATGAGCTCGAGATGAGAGTTAAAGGTAAGGAAATTGCTATGGAAGATGTTCTTTTTTACGAGACCCTAAAAGATGAGTTGAGATTAGAAGCGAAAGTAGAGAAACCGAGATCTTTTCGTATTTGTAGGTTACCGATAATATTATGGCAAAAGAAAATCTTTGGAGACCTCTTTCAACAAATCATGACAACTAGTGACTTTAACCAAGTGAGTCTAGGAGCCAATCCTTATAAAGATTGGGATAAATATTATAATGAAATGACTAAAATGGAGATAGTTTTTGATATAGATATAGCAACTTTTGATGGAAAACAAGCAGCGCAAATGCAAGATCTATGTAATAGTGTGATATTAAGTAAATATAGAGGAGAGCATAAAGAAATGGCTGAATTTTTGTTAGAGATGATAGTTAGATCGTGGCTTTTAGTTAGAAATAAATTGATGACGACCACACACTCATTGCCATCAGCTATATGGTTGACGGGACTCTTCAATAGTTTCTATAATAGAGGATATTCAGCATGTAGTTTTAGCAGAGAAATGATTAGAGATAATAAGAAGCCTTTAGTCGTAGATTTCTTTAAACTTTTAGATAGAGTATGTGGTGATGATAAATTGTGTGGGGCCCCAAAAGGTTTAAAAAAGTATTTTAACGCAAAGACAGTAGGTAGTTTCTTTAATAGCATAGGAATGAAAGCAACAACAGGTACGAAAGGAGAGATTGAGCATGAAGGACAAGACATATCAGAAGTGTCTTTTTTAAAACGGAAATTTAAATATCATCCAGAACTTCGGAAAGTTATGGGTCCTTTAGATAAAGAAACGTTAGTAAACAGTGTACAGTGGTTTGATATAGGAAAAGACTTGGACACAGTTTTAGATGGTAAGCTGCGATCTTTTCAGAGGGAAATGTATTTACATCCAGACGGAGATTTGTATGTAGAGAAGGTTAAAGAGAAGTGTAAAGAGGAGAAGATTCCGTTCCCATTGTTGACCAGAGATTATATTAAACATTTATTTTTAGAGGAACCAGATGAAGCTTATCGCCTTTATATTGAGGAG